AAAATCTTGATATATTTTGTCATCTATTAAATATGTTTCTCTTGAAGTAGTACCATCTATTTTGGATATTTTTTCATAATGTTGAGAGAGATATTCATGATGATGAATTTTTCGTTCAAATTTTTTATAATTATTATTTTCAAATATATCTAATAATAATGGTTCTTGACAATTAAATGAATTTGAAATATTTGTCAGTCTCTCTTTAATATCTTGCGTAGAACCTATTTTTATTACAAATTTATCATTTACTTTATAAAACTTACAAATATATACAATGTTTTTTTTGTCATATGCTTTTAATAATGTTTTATGTGTTGATAATTCGCATTTATATTGATATAATTGTTTATCTACTTCTTTGTCTTGTTGTAATTTATATATTCCATTGATTCTAATTTCCTTTAAAACTGAAACCATCCATTTTTGAAATGTATGTGCTATTGGTTTTCTTGAACGTCCTAATATTCTATATAGACCAGTTTCAGTTAAAAAATTAGTTTCTTTTAATCCTGTAGATGTGTCATTTAAAATGACACATTTTTCATCGCTACTAAAATCTCTCAAATTTTCACGAATATTGCTAATTCCTAATAGTTTTCCAATTTGATTTGCTTGAAATATCGGGTCTTCTAATGTTCCTTGAATATTAATTTGATACTCTGTATCTAACAAAGAAAACGCCTTTAGTATATCCATTATAATATATTAATATGTATTGTATCTAAATAGTTTAAGTATATATAAGTATTAATTTATATTATACATATATAAGTATTAATGTGTCATTTAAACACATACCCTTAATTTAATTAGTCACAATTTACAAACATTTCGCCTTATAACCCAAGAACTTGAAATAGTTTCCATTATATAATATATTATTTTGTAAAGCCCTTTCTAATGTCTTATCACTAATATGGAGAGACTTTATACAATCATATTTACATATAAATTCTTGAATTAATTTATTTTCCGCATCATATTGTCCTACTCCATTTTTATATAATATAGGTTCTTTACTATTATTTTTAATGACAAATTCTTCTTTTAATTCCTCTTCGCAACTATCGTACAATACATAATAATGCCCGTTAGTTAGTGTGAAATTTTTTACAGGATTATCTAATGCGGCAGATGAAGCATATTCATTTTCAGTTGCTGCTGTTTTTCTATCTAAATAAACATTTAATATTTCTGTTTTTTCTTTATTTAATTTCGCAATATAACCAAGATTTTGTGGTCGCGTTATTTTAGTTGGTTGAATATTTAATATGATATTAGGGTCAACACTTCTATCGACTAATAACCATCTAAATCCGTGATAAATGGTGTTTTCCTCAATTGCTTTATTGATGCTAGGTCTTTTAATTTCTATATTTTCTTTCATACACTCAGCAATGGTTTCGTATACTTTAATTAGTTGTAATGTTTCGGGATTTATTTTTTGTAATCTTGGACCTAGAGTTACAAGAGGCTCACTAAATCCTGTTACTACTTTGGTTTGTTGTGAATTTAACTTTTCTAGAATCGTCTTGTTAATTTGTTCTAAATTATTGATTTTTGTGTTAAGCGTGTTAACCATTTTTAAAAGTTCTTTTATATTTTCATTATCATTATTGAATTGAGTTAATGAGTTCTCTTTTAGTTTTAATATTTCTAATTCAAGTTCTAACTTTTTAACTTCATTATTGTTGTCATTAAAATATTTTGTATTATTATTTACTAAATTTAATAATGTTTTATAAGAGAGATTTTTACCAATTAAAAATAATTCTTGTTCTTTTTCGTGCCCGGGTAAATCAGTAACTTTGCTAGGTCTAATGAATTCATTTTCTTTTATAAATGTTTCAAAATCTTTACTTTTATTGACTAAAAAACAATCAAGCAATAAACATTCGTCATATTTATATTTATGTTCTTTATATCTATTTACAATACCTATTCTGCTCTCTCCTACTTTTACAATATATTGTCCGTTTTCAAATGTTTTAACTTTAATTATATAAAAAATAGCACCTATTGTTTCAAATTCTTTTAATAACACTTTTTCTCTTTCTAAAATCTTTTCTTTTGCTAATTGTATATCATATTCTTTTTTATTTTTGTCTTCTATTTGTGTTATTTCTACTTTGGCTTGTTCTAGTTGTTGTTGTAAATCATATGTTCCTTTTAAACGAAGTTCTTTAATTACTTCACATACCCAATCTTGAAATTTTTCAGCAATAGGCTTTCGCGATTTAAATAACACCTTATATAGACCCTTTTCAGTAAGAAAAGTTACATCTTGTAAGCCACCAAGGGTGTGCGTACTAAGCACTACCTTTTCAGTTTCATTAAAATCTCTAATAACAGATCTAATAGTTGAAATATCTAGTACTATTCCTATATCACTAGCGCGAAATAAAGGATTTTCAACATCTCCTTTAATTATAATTTCAGTGTGTAAATCATTTGAATTAAACGCTTTTACTATATCCATTGGTTGTTATACTATATATAACACCCTTTATTTAAGTTATTTAATCGAGATATGTTATTTTAGTTGAATACCTTCATATTTTTCTTTAACTCTTTCATTTAATTTTTCTAATTGTTCTTGTAAATCATAATCTTCTGGTAAAACCATTTTAATATTTAATCGTTTATCATCAGTCTTCTTTTCAAATACTAAATGTAGTTTCTCTCTAGTTATAATAAGAGATACGTATTTTGGTAATAATGTTTCGTTTTTCTCTGGAAAAATATCATTTTCTAAGTCATCTACAACTTTATTAGCTTGTGATAACTTTTCTTGAATTGTTATCTTATTAGATTTTGTTGTAGACCATAATTTATCTAATTTTGGATGTTTTTCTACTCTAAAATATTCTCTTAATATTTTTTTATCTTTATCCGCATAATCCTTATAATAACATACATATTTTTTCATTATTTCTTGTGTTATTCCATCTGGTAAATCTTGGGCATTATGTTTTCTTTCTCTTTTTGTACCAGGTTTAATACCTTTTGAATTTTGTTCCTGTTCTTTTCTTGTCGCAATTCTAAGATTTTCCCAAGAATTATTTAATGGGTCTTGGTCTATATGATCTACGCTTATATTTGTTGTGCCTTTACCATTTCCATAACATCCTGTAATTATTTGATGAATATATAAATTATTTGAGCACAATATATATCCATTTTGATGTTTATACCAAGTAATTTTTTTGTTATTATTAAAATTATTCTCATAATCTAATATTTTATTATAGCTTTCAACACATAATCTACAAATCGTCTCCTTTTCACAATACATTAACCAATATTCTTTTCCATTTTCTTGTATTTTCCACATAGGATTTTTCATAATATTTGCATCTTGACCTATAGATAAATAATGACCATTAACATACTGAATTATGTTATATTTTTGTATTATATTTTTATGATATAAATGATAAATTTGTACATTACATTTTCTTAAATCATATTGGTTATTATTTAAAAATATATAACACACTAATTCTGGGCTATATGAAAATATAAATTCTATATAACTAAATTTTTTATAATTACAAGAATAAGATGGGTATATATCATCTTTATTTGTGAATACAAAATTTTTATTAAAATTAATGATTTTATCCTTATCTTTTAAATCAACTAAATAAGTTCTACCATTATAATAAATTTCACCGCAAAATAATTCTTCATTAGTTGAATACATAGGTTTCATATTTGGTATTATACAATTTGTAGTTTCGATTGAATCAAAATCAATTTTATTCATATTATAAATTATATAATATAAATCTGTTTAAGTTGTTTTTTATTATGTATATATATATATGAGTAATAACCTCCCAGTCCGCTCAATTGGAATATGCTAATCCCCCCATCCCACTCATTATGCGGAGCACATTATAATTTGTGGCATAAACACGCACTTTTGCGGTTTTTGTTCCTTCAACCGTAGCATTTGAGAGCACAAGTTGGAGTGTGGCATTGTCAATTCTGGAGAAGTTACACGTGCCACTTGGTTGATGCTCTTCGGGTCTCAAGGCAAACGAATAAACGTTAATACCTTCATCAGGGCATCGAGTGTGCGCCTGGTAAGGTTGAACCCAAGAGAAGTAAGACCCTTCACGCTCAGAGAATCGGTCTTGACCGTTCAATTGGAGCTTAGCAGTAACAACGGGGTTTTGGCCCCAGCAATGCATATCCAAAGAGGTTTCCGTAAGAACGAATGTACCAGCATCAGACACACCAGAGTTATCCAAATGATTGCCAGGTGTGTAAGCAGGGTCAGTTGTTAGAATAGGAACTGCGTTCCCACCAAGATTTGCCTCATTGTAAGGATTGGAAGGACCGTTCCAGTATCCAGTGAAACCAACATTATCAGGAATATAATCCAAAGCACCAGCATCTTGGAAAAGACCACGAGCATCAATAAAGGCACGGCTGTCTTGAGCGATAGAAGCAGGGCCTCCGAAAGCATGAACAGCGTTAGGAAGAGCATCAATAGCATCAGTGTAGTTGAAGGGTTGGGCGCCAAGCACCTTGAACAAAAGGGCATCGCAAGTCAAAGAAGAGCAATAATCAACGTTTTGGTCGGGTTGAACGACCCAGATGAGCTCCTTCACGGGGTGATTGAAGTTCAACTTTATTTTATTACTAGAACTTCCTACGGATTCGTCACCCGTGAATTGAAGTTGGGTAATCAAATACTCGTGAGGATTTTGGGCCATACGTCTTCGCTCGTCAGTATCCAAAAACACATAGTCAACATACAAAGAGGCAGCAACCAAAGATTGATTGTAAGCAATAGTGGCAGGGACAGGGCGACCAACATTGTATTGAGTAGCAGAAGGGTCAGAGCCTTGTCCGTTGGGGTAAGGATTTGTGTTGCAGTTCAAAGTGGTAACAGCCCACAAGCACTCATCAATAGGACGGATATCAAGGTTAATCTTGACCTCGTGGTATTGGAGAGCAATTAGAGGAAGGGCAAGACCAGGATTGGTGCAGAACCAAAATTGAAGAGGTACGTAAAGGGTTGTCTCAGGAAGAGCATTACGAGGAGCACAAACTTGACGAGGAGCCAAAGAATCGCAAGGACCATCAACATCAGAGAAAGATGGATCTGTGATGAAGGTAAGTTGAGTAGTGTTACCAATCATCTTGAAATATCCACGTTGTTGTTCGGTTGTCATTGTAAGTTGGTTCCAGATGTGCATCCAGTCACCATATTGACGGTCGATTCTTTGACCACCAATCTCAACCTCAACTTGGGCGATAAGTTGCTCACCAGGATAATCTAACCAACGAGCATACACACCGGCATTTGAACCAGTTGTGTAGTTTCCAAGACCCATAAGTTGGTTGATCTCGGGAAGTGTAACTTGGAGATATGTTCTGTAAGCCAAATCACCGTTTCGGCTGATAGTACATTGGACACGACGACCGAAATCGGCTTGCCCGTTGAAAGTTTGCTCAATTGATTCAATAGCAAAGTTTGTGTAACGTCTGTAAGTAACTTTCCAAAAAGTAATTTGAGGATTACCTGTAAGGTAAACATCTTGCGATTATCCCTAGTATTTCTACTAGGGTCGGAGTACACCTTAGGAAATTTCAAGTTTGCTAAAACTATCATCAATTCCCGATTGCCGTCTACTCTCTGAACCTTTATCTTATATCTAGCGTTGTTTGTTCTAAATAAGTTAATGCTAATTGTAATTTTGTTTCTAATGAAATTTTTTTTCCTACAAATGACCTATCTTTTAAACTAGGATGATGGGATATTCTATATCCTTCTTTTCCTGAACTGTCAGTATAATATCTTAAATATTTAGGTAAATCGTTATCTTCTTCACGATTTCTTTTTCTTTTTTCTAAAATTTTACCTTTATTTTTTCCAATCATACTTTGTTGCTTTAATTTTTTTGTTTCTTCTGATTGACGACATATACTACCTCCAGTAGTTAAATTATAGCCATTTGGAGTTAATGTATTGTAAATATTTATGTAATATTCTTCATAATAATTTAATTCTTCAATATTACATTCTTTTATTATTTCTAGTAAAAAGTTTTCTGGAGAATATTTTAAAATTGCATTATTTAATAATCTACAAAAATTTTTTGTTTTAGAATCTCTAATATGATCTTTCCATCTACTAAGATATCCCCACTTTTTTCCACTAGATAAATATTTACAACACTGCCCTACATATTTTTTTCCTGAAGGACTTGTTAAACAATATATTTCTCCTAAATTTTCCATTAGCTTTATTTATTTATTTATATTTAAATTGTTTCGATATAAGATACTTGGCTGCGGATTATCCAATCTTTAACGTTTTTACTATGCCATCGGTCATTACCCTATGGTATTATTCTATGTCACCATGAATAAGAAGTAGTTAAAGCTCTAAGTAAGTCCCCGCAATTTGACAATCTTGCGATTCACTCAACCTTTAAAAGATTGTTCCAATGAATCACTAGCAAGTTATATGATTGATAAAAATCATCAATCCGTATATTTACACTGTTTTTCTACTATGGAGATATACGACCCATATTAGCAGCTCACTGTTAGCGCCCAAGTTAAGCACCGTCGGTTGTTCCTAAAGGTTTCCCTAAAGGCCGGACTATATCTTAAGGTTATTACACCCCATTCCCGTTTAGTCTCTGAACGTTCACCCAAAGTTATATATTTATATAAATTTATTTGGAGGGTGCTTCGCTGCGGATTGCCCAATTCTTAGTGTTTTTACCATACCTTTTAATTCTACCGAGTATTATTCGGAGCCATCACATTGTTTTCCATCCAATGTAATTTGGTAACTAAGACTCTAAGGGGTTTCCCGCAATTTGAGAATGTCGCAAATAGTTAATATTTATTACATTTATTTATAACTATTTACTAGCCAGTTATATCTATCATATATTATTAGATGGGGATACTAATAATTAATTATATGATAGTCACATTTTACAGTGTTTATCCATAATGGTATATGTGAAACCATTATAGCACCTGACTGTTGCGCCCTAAAGCTCAAGGCAACCAATTGCATTAAACCACCTCCCATTTTATATTATTGCTAAAGAAAAAAATTTTTCAAATTCTAATTTAATTCATTTAATTAATTAATTAATCTAATATTTTTACAAATAAATATATTTATTTGTAAAAATAATGAATACGACCATTTAACATCTAAGAAATAACAGACTTCATATCAAAACTTGACTTCATAAATTGTTCCAGATAATTATCTTCAAACACTTCTTTTTTTCCTTCGTGATT